AGATACGACACCGCCCCGGCGCACCTGATAATCATCAGCCCCAGGTACTCGGCAAGATCATTAAACGAAATCGAGCGCAAAGACATCGACCACGAGGCCATCGCCCTTGCACGTGCCGAGCGGGTGGAGGCCGAGTATCTGAAGAGGCAGGCAGACAACGCACTGCGGGCAGAGGCAAGGAAAGTACAGGCCACACTCGATAAGGCCGCGAAGGAAGAGCGGTCAAAGATCGAGAAGCAGAAGTTCCTGGCACGCAACCAGGCCAAGGCAGAGACGACGAAACTGGAAGAAGCGCGAATGGCAATGGCACGGATCAAGGCCCGCAAGCAAACGCCTGAGTACAAGGCGAAGGAGGCGGCAAGGGGCAGGGCCAAGCGAGCTGCCGAAGCCGCGACAGCACCGGCTGGATATGCTACAATGATCGAAGCGGCGCAGGGGTCAAGCATGACCGTTGCAGGCATGAGGGCAGCAGTCATAGCAGGCAGGCTTCCGGGTATCAAGGTTGGAAGAATCTGGTACGTGCGCCTTGACGACGCACGGGCATATTCAGACGGCAAGGCAGATCGGTGCAGGGCAAAACTTGCCAGGATATGTTCAGCGGGAGGGAAGGCGAAATGCCATACCACAAGATAAGGCGACAGGCTACCGGATCGAAGGCTACGGCATGGAGTTGGTTCGCCAAGTACATAAAGCTGCGGGACGCCCTTGCAACCCTGGAATCCCACGATGAGGCAATGTGCATCACCTGCAAGATGATCCACCCCATATCGGACATGGACGCAGGCCACATGCTCCCCGGGCGGACGGGAGGCATCCTGTTCGACGAGAGCATTGTCTTTGCCCAGTGCAGGGTGTGCAACCGCGACGGCAACGGGGAGCGGCAGGCATTCAAGCGGATCATGATTGAGCGGAACGGTGAGGAGTGGTATGCGCTCAAGGAGCAGGCACGCAAGACCCCGACGAGCCTGGGAGACTTCGAGTGCAAGCTCATTGCAGAGCAGTACCGCGAGAAGTACAACGCGCTGAAAGGCAAAAGATGACCTACACACACTGGGAAGCCGCCGCCAACGCATCGAAGGCGGGCAGGGCAGTATCAAGCGTGCAGAAGCGCATGACCCCACGGGGAGAGCTTGGCACCGTCATTGTGATCGGCCACAGGATAGCCGCGCACTATGCCTACGCATCGGCAGATGGCATAGCGGTATCGGCAACCTATGGACGGCCACAGGCCCGTGACATCGATTCTGTCCGGGAGTGGAGAGTAGGTTGAAGCCGGGTCCTAAGTTTACCGTTGACGCCCACCCCCAACGAGACAAGATCATCAAGGCGATATGCGCCGGTAAACTGTCAATGCGGGCGATTGCGGCCAACTATGACATTCCGCAGACTAATGTCAAGAGATACCTGAATGACAAGCTCATGGAGAAAGCCGCAGCCGTCATCAAGGCACAGGACGACAAGGCCGGGAAGACCTTGATTGACGAGCTGTTGGAGCGTGACAGGCGGGTGGAGAAACTGTTCGACGCCTGCGAGCGATACCTGCGCGACACGGTAAACCCGGAGGAGTACGACCTTGGCCCAAGAGCGTGGGAGATCGACGTACAGTACCAGGTCGAGACGGAAGGCAAGCCACGCTACGAGAAGGCATCGCTGCAATCCATCATCGACCGGATGAATGAGCGCGGCGTGGTGCCGATCGAGTTTAAGTATAAGCACGCCGACCCCCGGAAGCTCCTCCTGGAAGCGGCCAATTCTCTAAAGGGGACCATGGAACTGCGGGCCAAGCTCGCGGGCAAGCTGATTGAAGGTGGGGTGAACGTCACGGTGAACCAGAACTTCACCACGATCAAGGCGTTGATACTGGACGCGACCGAAGGCTACCCCGAGGTCAGGAACAGGATAGCCGAAGCACTGGGGAGCGTGGAGTGACCATAGGCGAGCGGAACGACCTTGTGTACAGCCTGTCCCCGCTCAAGTACATCCGATCCCTTGGCTTCACCCCGTTCGCATGGCAGGCAGCGGTGATCGACAGCCACCACAAGCGCAAGCACATCAACGGCGCACGGCAGGCCGGGAAGAGCACCATCATCAGTTCCAAGCCCTGCCACCGTGCGCGGTTCTTTCCGGGCTCCCTGTCGATCATCCTTGCTGCCACCGAGAAGCAGGCCGTCGAGGATATGGAGAGGGTCAAGGACTTCATGAGCCGCGACCCGGACTACCCCGAGATCGTGCGCGACTCGGACAGCCTCGTGGAGCTTGCCAACAAGTCAAGGATACTTGTGGTCCCGGCAACCGAGAAAGCTGCACGCGGTTACTCCAGCCCCGACATCATCATGCTGGACGAGGACAGCCGTATCGATGATATGGTCTACAAGTCCGGCGTCCGCCCCATGCTGACCGACAACGAGAAGTGCGAGGTGTGCGCCATCAGTACCCCGAACGGCAGGCTCGGGCACTTCTTTTCAGCGTCACGCTCGCAGCGGTGGGAACGCTACCTCATCCGCTCGCCCTGGGAGATTGACGAGGATGCAGTCAGGCTCCAGCCAGCCAGGGACGAGAACGTATTCAAGCTGGAACAGGCAACCCAGGGAGTGCAGGGCTACTACTCCCCGAGGCACGCGATAGCCGAGGAGCAGCAGGAGAACCTTGAAGAAATGGGCGTGCTCATGTACCGGCAGGAATACCTATGTGAGTACGTGGAGCCCGAGGACCAGGTGTTCAGCTTCGACGAGATAGAACGGGTGTTCTCTTCGGGAGTGGCACGGATGGACGGGGCTATTGATCGGGCACCCGTTGCTGCCATGCGCTTTCCAGACCTTGATTAAACACCCATTCGGGAGTATACGGAATTATCGGGGGCAATCACGAACGAATACATGGCGGTATGGGACATAGCCAAGAAGCGCGACTTCACCACCGGCTTCATCGTGAAGCGGACGGCTGAGATCGTCACGGGCTCTGAAATCCTCAAGTCACCGGACCGGGTCCGCATCTATGCCGACATCGTAGCCATCGACAAGTTCAACAACATCCCGTACACCCGTGTCGCCGAGATCATCGAATCCCGCATGGGCCACAAAGACCTCGCACACTCGTGCGACTTACTGATAGACGGCACCGGCATAGGCGCGGCAGTCGTTGACCTCCTGCGGGAGAAGGGCTTGCACCCCGTCCCCATCGTGTTTACCGGGGGTGGTACGGTACGGGAAGTCACCGCGCCATTCGGTTCCATCTTCAAAGGCGGGGAGGCCCTGGTCCCCCTGAAGATCGTCAAGGAGCTCCACGTACCGAAGACCGACCTTGTGGCCGCAGGCAAGCTCCTCATCGAGCAGGGCAGGGTCAGGGTTGCCGAGGGGCTCCGCTGGGGCCAGGATTTCAAGGACCAGCTGCTCGCCTTCAAGGGCAAGGTGAACGAGAAGGGCCACCGCACCTACGAGGCCGATACCGAGGGCGACCACGACGACATGGTGGTGTGCCTGCTCATGGCGGCATGGTGGATACTCCGGGGCGGATCGAAGGACGAAGAGCGGGTGATCCCGGCCAAGGCCGAAGAGGACTCATGGAGTCCGTCAGACTACTACTAGGAGGCCAGAGCATGGACTTGCAGAAGCCGAGGATAGCCAAGGAATCACTGGACAACCTCATGCAGATACGGAGCCAGTACATCGATGAACGGAGGCGGTTCATTGACTACTGGAAAATGTACGCCGCCAAGGTCAACCCCACCATGGCCGACTGGGACGAGGATTCAGCACCCGGCCAGAAGGCACCGCCGGACAAGAAGGACACATACGACAACACCGCGCAGAAGGCGTCGGATATATTCGCCAACGGCATGCAGTCGGCAGCGTTCGGTCGCACCGTGCCCTGGATAGCTACCAAGCCCGAGGACCGGGGGTTGTCCGAGGACAAGGAGAGCGCCGAGTGGCTCCAGAAGTGCGACAGAACCCTTGCCCTGGAACTCGCCCGCACCACGTTCTACGAGGAAGGCAGGGCGTTCACCCGAAGCGCCGCAGACTTCGGGACCGCCGTCCTGTTCAGGGACTTTAACGAAGCCAGGGCCATGCCTGTCTACCACGCGCAGCACCTGAAGCGCTGTCTCATCGCCGAGAACGAGTTCGGCGAGGTGGACACCCTGTTCCGGGACTTCTGGCTTTCACCCTTCGAGGCCGCTTCGTTCTTTGGCCGTGATAATCTCCCGGAGACCGTGAAGCGTGAACTCGATGACAAGCGCACCACCAAACGCAGATACTTGCAGTTCATCTTCCCCAAGGACAAGTACGACCTTGACCTGGGAGCGCGGAACGACGGCAAGGAGCACTATTCCCTGTACGCCTCCGAGCTGGACGGCATAACGCCGATCATGGAAGGCGGGTATGAATCCCGTCCCTTCTACGTCTGGCGTTGGGCACGCTCGCTTGAAGGCGACGTGTGGGGCGTTGACTCCCCGGGCATGGTCGAGTACTCGAACATCCTCCAGGCCAACAGCCAGAAGAAGGACTTCGGGCGCTTGATCCAGCTTGCTGCCCGCCCGCCGATCAAGGCCACCGAAGGGATGCAGGCGCAGGGCGTCAGGCTCGAGCCGAACGCCAAGCACTTCCTCCGGGCTGGAGACGACTTTGCACCCGTCGCCATCACCGGCCCCCTGGATGGAATCCTTGCCAGCATGGAAGACCTCCGCAAGAGCATACGGGAATCCTACTATGCCGATTTCTTCCTCACGATGACCGCCAACCTTGAACGGGTGAAGACCGCGACCGAGGCCACATACATCAAGGGCGAGCAGGCCGCAATGCTCGCCGCCATGTCGGGCCGCATGACCGTCGAGTTCCTGGAACCGGCAGTGGAGGACGTATTCGCCCTGTGCCTGCGGTACGGCAAGCTCCCGGCAGTCCCCAAGAAGCTGCAAGGTCAGAGAATCCGCGTTGACCTCATATCACCCTTAACCCAGCTCCAGAAGCGTTACATGATGCTCAACGAGACCGACGAGTTCATGGGCAGGATTTTGCAGGTTGCACAGGTTGACCAGGGCATCATGGACAAGGTTGACATGGACGCATACGCCGACACGATAGCCGAGGCATACAACCAGGACCGCCGTGTCGTGCGTGACATCATGGACGTTCAGCGCATACGCGGCGCACGGGAGAAGGCGCAGGCCATGGCAGCGGCCCAGCAGCTCAAGAACGAGACGACCAAGGCAGACGCGACCATGCTTTCCGCTGGAGGAAAGGCGGTCGAGCCCGGTAGCCCCATGGAATCCATGATGAAGGGCCAGCAGTGACCCCGGAGCAGAAGCACCTCGCGCTTGCCAAGGCAGACCGGGCACTGTCCACGAGGATGCTGTACCGTGGTGTCTATGCCAAGGATGACGCCGTAGTCACCGTGGCGCAGATGATGGATGACGCCGGGTACTATTCTACCGACCCCGCCATGGTCAAGCCCGAGCTCGTGGCGCAGGTCAACCGGCTTTTGTATTCGATAGGCGCGGTACACCCGCAGAACACGTTCCTGTTCGCCAAGGCGATCATCGGCGTAGCCAATGACGACGACCTCCGCGAGCAGAAGGCGGCTATTGAAGCCGCAGAGGAGGAAGCATGAGATTACTGTACGCACCAGACGACGCAGGAGGGGCCACGACAGCCCCCGCTGCCCCGGCTCCGGCACCAGCCACCCCAGCGGCACCCGCTCCAGAAACCCCGAGCCCCCCGACATGGCTCACCCAGGTATCACCCGACCGCAGGGACCGGAAGGAACTCCACAAGTACGCCAAGCTCAACGACCTCGTGGACTCGCACATTGACATGGAGGCCAAGCTGTCCAGGGCGATCGTTGTTCCCGATCCCGAGAAGGCAACGGCAGAGGACATAGCCGCGTTCAAGAAGGGCATGGGCATCCCCGAGAAGCCCGAGGACTACGCCTTCGATACCGCCAAGTACAAGGGCATGGACAAGCTGGCCGAAGGCATCCGGGCTCAGGCCGTCACCGCAGGGCTGACGAAGACGCAGGCCGCAAAGGTGTTCGACTTCGTGGCAGGACTCGTGAAGACCGGCACCGACAGCCAGGAACAGGCCAAGGCAGAGCGCATGTCAACCTTCCCCGACCGGCTTTTGGCATCAGTTGGCAACGACCCGAAGAAGGCCGAGGAAGTGAAGAACCGGCTGACTGCCTTCATGACCAAGCAGATCGGAGATCCGGCACTGGTCAATGAAATGGCCGATTCGGGACTCCTCTTCAATCCGGCGTTCGCGTCGAAGATGGCGGAACTCTCGGCCAAGCTGGACGATGCTCCGTACATCGACGGCAAGGGAAGCTCGGCGTCGAAGGGACCCGGGGCGTTCGGATCATCCTATTCACCAGACTTTGCACGGCAGTACGGAGGCACCAAATGAGCGACATCCTTGACAACATCCTGAAAGCGATCCCGGCAACACCCGATACCGTCCCAGCCGTTCAAGCGCCTGAACAGGAGAAGAAAGCCACATCCATGAGCTATTCTCCCGACTTCGAGAAGCAGTACGGAAAGAAGGCTTGACTATTACTGATTGAACGGATATACGGAAAGAGTCGTTCATCCTGTAAGTCGTGAGCTTGTCCGGGTAGGTCCACCCTCCTACCTCCCCTGAAGGCAACTCGATGGACCCCGTGGAAGCCGGGGATTGTAAGGGAACGTGAGAAACCCAAGGCACGGCAGGCGGTTCAAGCCCCGCTGCTCCCGAATCTCTCCATACCGCGTATGCGGTACAGCGCTTGCTGTACGGTACGCGCCGGGAATAGACCAGAATCTGACTGGCGACGAAACCGTGCAGGGAGTAGACTTTTCCAGCCACCCTTTGGGTACAGGACGGCGCATCAAGACCACACAGGCAACCGCGCATAAGTCTACTTTCAGGAGATAATCATGGGCGTCGTAGATGCTTTTAGTTACCTTACCCTCCCCGAAGTGACCAAGCGTGCCGGTTTCGACAACGAAGCCGCCGTCATGGGCGCTATAGCACAGGAACTTGAGTTCCTGGATGAAGTACCCTGGTTCCCGTCCACCCACCAGGGCTATAACCAGCAGCTCCAGGCCAAGCGCATCGGTGCTGGCGGCTTCACCACCGTCAACGGCCCGATCACCACGGCTTCCAGCGAGACCGACTTCATCACCGAGCCGGTCAAGATGTACGCTGCCGAGTCCATCATCGACGAGAAGGCCCTTGCAGGTCTGTCCGGCGAAGATGCGTACCGCGTACGCGACTCCGAGGACTCGATGAACCTGTCCGGCATCATGCAGGACTGGGCGTCCAAGCTCCTGACGGCCAACGAGGGCACGACCCCCGACGCCTTCAAGAGCCTCCAGCGCCGCCGCTCCAAACTCGGCTCGTACTGTGTCGACGGATCGGGCACCGGATCGGACCTCACCTCCCTGTGGACCTTCGAGTTCGGTCCCTCCGCATTCTTCCTCGCCTACCAGAAGGGCGGACAGCCCGGACTCAAGAACGAGGACCGTGGACGCCAGCGCCTGCCCACCCCCAAGGCCGATGGTTATATGTACGCATGGACCCGGTACTACGAAATCTGGGCAGCCATCGTGCTCCGCAACGAACGCGCCCTGTCCCGCTACGCGAACATCGAGACCGCTGGCACCTCGAACGTCTTCAATCCCTTGACCTACCTCAAGAGCGTGAAGAACCAGCTGCCCTCCATGGGCCGCAACGCGGTGAGCTTTGCCAACCGCACGCTCAAGGGCCAGATCGACGCCGACGCCTACGCCAAGAGCAACATGGCGTACAGCATCCGCGACATCGTTGGATTCGGTCCTGTCACCTCAATCGGCGGCATCCCCGTCAGGTGCTGGGAATCCATCCTGGACACCGAAACCGCGCTGACTGCGTAAGGAGCAGAAATCATGAGAGATGCACAGTGGATATTCGGCCTCATCACCGCCGCAGTAAAGACCACGCAGGTTTATTCTGCGGATGTCATCAAGCTCGGAGACATCGACGCCAAGTCTCCGTTCTACAAGGGAGCCGCGACCGGCAACCACCAGACCGGCAAGGTCGAAGGGCTGGAGGCGGTGTTCGTGCTCACGAGCGCGCTTGTCGCCGCTGATACCGTCATCCCGATCCTTCAGGACTCGGCGGACAACAGTTCATGGGCAGAAATTGTCCGTGGACCCATCACCACCGCAGCCATGGGCATCGGCGAACGCCTGAGACTCCCCGTGCCCATCGAGCACAAAAAGTACCTCCGGGCGTCGGTGTACCCGAACTCGTCAGGTACGCTCACCGAGACCACGCTTGTCGCGTGGATCGAGGGCGGGCCGAACTAAGGACATGCCCCGGAGCAATCCGGGGCTTTTCACTTCAAGGAGGTAGTTATGCAGTTCAAGTTCCTGTGCGCCATCGATACCGAACAGGGCAGGATACCACCCGAGACCATACGGGAGCTGACCGAGGCCACCGCCATCCGGTATGCAGGCCGGAAGTTCGACCACCTGGAACCCATGGACCGCGAGGCAAAAGCGTTGCTGGACAGCCTGAAGGCTCCGAAAGCAAAGCCAGAACTCAAGCTGGAATCCAAGCCGCCCGTGAAGAAGGGCAAGTAGCATGTCGGACGTATACTACAGCAGCACGTGGCTGGACGTGGTGAACGGGGCGCTTGCCCGCATCGGAAAGGGCAGGCTTGACTCGCTCACGGGCGGAGACGACCTGACCGCGTACGTCAACACGTTCCTGGGCGAGGCTGTCGAATCAGTCCTGTCCTCAAGGTCATGGTCCATAGCCACGAGGGTCGCGCTGGTGAAGTCGGCCACCGCTCCGGTATACGGGTATCTGTACGCATACGACCTGCCGACAGACCACATAAGTTCCGTCGAAATTGACGCGGGAGGCTTTGATTACCGCCCCGAGGGTACGACGATACTGAGCAACGCCGAGGAAATGAACCTGCTCTACGTTGCCCGCCCCGCCACTCCTCCCGTCCTGCCGGGATACCTTATCAAGGCGATTGCGGCGCACCTGGCGTATCTTCTGTCAACTCCGCTTACCTCGTCCGAGGCTATGGCGGCGCGGGTCATGCGCGAGGCAACCGACGCCCTCAATGCTGCGATAGCCGCAGACGCAGGCCGGTTCCGTCCTACGGGCTCTGACCCTTGGTATGAGGATTCAAGGTAATGGCAAGCATCAACCTCATCCAGAACAACTTCATATCCGGCGAAGTCACCCCGCTGCTTGAGGGCCGCACCGACGTGGCCCGGTACAACACCGGGCTGCGCACCTGCCAGAACGCCCTGCCGCACAAGTACGGCGGATGGATGAAGCGCCCCGGCACCAAGTACGCTGGAGCCTCCCTGTCGAACCTCAAGGCACGGCTCATCGAGCACGTTGACGCCGATGCTGCATGTTTCATCATCGAACTGACAAACCTCAAGGCCAGGGTATGGAACCAGAGCACCCGCGCCCTTACAACGGCAGACCTTACCACCCCGTGGCCCGAGGCTGTCCTTGCCGACATCAAGACCGAAATAGCCGGGGGCAAGATGTACCTTGTCCACCCCGACTACGCCCCCCGGATCATAGCCAACACCCTGGGGCCATGGACCATCACAACCCCCACGTTCTCGGGAGACCGGCTGTTCAACGCTGCCGGAAACTATCCGTCCGTGGTGTTCTCTATCGCGGGCAGGCTCGGGCTTGCCGCCACCGACAACGAACCAACCTCGATATTCCTGTCCCGCTCCCCGGTTGCGACCACCGGGTCTCTGCGGCACACCGATTTTGCATTCACCGATGCAAGCGGATACGTCACGGCGGACAGCGCCATCTACCTCATGGAGAGCGACCTTACTTCAATTCTGTGGGCTCAGGGAGGCAGCAGGCTGTTCACCGGAACGCACCGGCAGATATGGACCGACGTAGGGGCTGGAGTGACTCCGATAGACCTGGACATGGCCCCGGTATCCAGCAACGGCTCGAGCAAGGTGCAGGCCGTGCTCAACGGATCGGTGCTCGCATACGCAGGCAGGGGAGGAGGAAGCCTCCGGGCTATACTGCTCCAGGGAGATTCGTTCCAGGAAGTAGACCTGTCCATGAGCGCGGAACACTTCCTTGCAAGCCCGGTAGCATACATGGCGATCCAGAACTACCCGCAGACCATCATATGGGTCGTCAGGCAGGACGGGCTCCTTGTATCCTGTTCCATCGACCTGTCGAGCGGCATGGTGGCATGGGCCCGCCACCCCATGGGTGGGATTGTCGAATCCATAGCCGTGGGACACTCCAATGCCGAGGACATGCTGTGGCTCTCGGTGCTCCGTGGAACGACCAGGACCATCGAATACCTCCGGTTCCAGAGCCTTGAAGCCACCGCAGATGAAGACTATTACTATGTAGACTGCGGGGTATCCGCAATCAATGTCGTACCGACAGCAACCATAACCGGGCTTACTCACCTTGAAGGCAAGACCGTTGCCGCCCTTGCAGACGGAGCTACGGTGCCGGACATGGAGGTTGCCTCCGGACAGGTTGTCCTGCCTGCTGCAGCAACAAAAGTCAACATCGGGCTACCCATAGCGACCGTCGTGGAAACGCTCCGGCCCGAGATACCCGTGAACGGCACGAGCCAGGGCAGTTACAAGCAGATCGAACAGGCCATGGTCAGGGTGTACCGTTCGGCGGGTGGGACCATCGGCATTACAGGCGGGTACAAGAAAGTCATCTCACGGTGGGACGCCTCTACCCTTGCATGGGCATCAGTGACAGAGCCATTCACCGGAGACATTGAATCCAAGCTCGCCGCACCGATAGAGAAGAACGCCACGCTGGTCATAGAGCACGCGCAGGCGGCCCCGTTCAACCTCCTCGCGGTTGTATACCGGGTCGGAATGAGGGAGGTCTAGGCTATGGCTGAACTGAACTTTGGAGCCACCGCGGCAGGCACGGCCATAGCCCCTGGCTGGGGAACTTTGATAGGGCTCGGAGTAGACCTCCTCGGCTACGTCACCGGATCAGCCAACGAGAAAAAAGCCGACGCACTCGACAATGAAAGCCTGCTGATTCAGGCAAAAGGTGACGTTTCCAGCCTTACTGCAAACGTAGGGCTTGCCAAAGCGAATATAGTAGCTACTGAAGGAGCAATCACAGGCTACGAGCAATTCCTTGAAGCCTTCCCAAACTATGCAGAAGGTCAGAAGAGCCAATATGAAGCAGACGCCCGCAAGGAGTTCAAGGGATTACTCAACAACTATGCCATGGGCAACGCATGGGCGGGAGCAACCGGCAGGGTCGGAGGATCGGCAGGGCTCCTGTCGGCAGAGGACCAGTTTGAACTCGTTGACTACTCCGGCGAGGACATGAATATCAAAACTGACGACGGCGGACGCTACCAGATGTTCAGGGATGAGTTGTACAACAACCTCACCAGTCAGGAGCAGTACGCGCAAACACAGCTTTCAGTATACCAGACCACGCTTCCAGCCATCAACGAAACCCTGGGATTGTACGAAACCGCGCTGACCGACGCGCAGAACCGGGTGCTGACGCTGGAAGGCAAGATAAGTGACGCATCCACCACGTCCACCGATACCGGGAATGCCGGGGGTGGACCGGGAGGGGATAGGGAAAAGGGTATTGTGCTGCCGGTAACAACACCCCTTGATCCAGAGCAGCGCAGGCGGGCTGAAGAAGAGCTTGATCCAGACCTTGCATATGCCCTTGCGACGGCCTTGGCGGTGCCGGATGATACGGCGAAGAGAAAAACCAACAAACAGCCCCGTGAAAGAAAAGACAGGGACGTAAACAGCGGAAGCCAGAACAATGCGGGCTGGAATAGAAACAACCGATAAAAGAGGGGAACAATGCCGATACTACCGACCGTAGACTACAGCCCGATATCAGACGCCATCGCAGGGAAGGGCAGGGCAGAGCAGGCCGGATACCAGACCCAGCTTGCCAGTCTGTCTGACCGCTTTCGCACGCTCCAGAAGTCAGAGGAGAAGCGTCAGGAAGTCTTTGGAGCCATCGACGGAGCCCTCAAGGTAGGAAGCCAGATATACGGCATCATGGAACAGTCCAAGATGGAAGTCGGCAAGCAGGCCCTTATCCAGCAGTCGGCTGCAAATCAGAAGTACATCGAGGAAGCGCGGCTCAACCGCAAGATTTTCATAGGCCAGGGCGCTGACGGATCGTCCACCATCGAAGTGAGCGATGAAGTCCAGCAGTACTTTGACAACCAGCTCAAGGAGCTCGACGACAGCCCCGAGTTCCGCGGCTTCGGACGGGTAAAGGAGCAGCTCAAGACGACCCTCGTCCAGACTCAGACTGGAAGCCTGGAACAGGCCCGCACCGCACTGTTCCAGAAAGCGCAAGCAGAAGGAATAGCGGCAGGAAAAGCAAATAAAGGTGCAGGCTTAAACTCGGCTATAGAAAGTGGAAACTATGAAAGCTACCTGTCGATAGTCAAGGCCGATGGTACTACTACTCCAAAAGGTAAAGAACTCGACGACATTGAAGGCTGGCAAACGTACACCATAGGCCGTGGTTCCAAGGCTGTCAGAGCAGCCGCATCGGAAAGCTATGAAGCCGCGCTCAAGGTCGCCGAAGAGTATGCAGGCGAAGTAGGCCCGGATGGACGAGCCCCCGCCGTCATCGACGAGAAGGGTCGGTCATACCTCAAAGCCGTCGCATTGCAGGCCGACAAAGAAGCGGAAGCCGCCGCCCTTGAATCATCGGCGAACAAGTACGAGTCCACCAAGAAAGCAGCAGAGGAGTCCGGGTCCCCCTTCATGTCGGACGCTACAATCAAGGACATAGCAAAGCAGTACCCCGAAGCACGAAGGGCCACCGTCGAGTCACAGCTGCGAAAGGCCCAGTCCTATGAAAATATCCGGTCCGGGACCGAACAGTTCAACGCCGACCGTGATAATCCCAATCTGTCGTACCTTGAGAAACAGTACAACACCATCCAGACGGACCCCCGGTACGAAGGCGATGAACTCACCAGGTCTACCGTCATGTCATGGTACGAAGGGCTTATCGGGAACATGAGGAGCCGGAACGAAGCCGGAAGCGCCAAGGCCGACAACGATGAATCGCAGGCCATACTTGAAGGCAATTTCACCATGTTCGAATCGGGCAACATACCGGGACCGCAGGCAATCAGGACGATTGAGGAGCTCATGAACAGCGGAAGCATAACCGGGCCGCAGGCGGCTGCCGCCAAGAAGCGCATCACATCCCACGAGTTTCCGCAGGCCAAACAATACCTTGACGGTAGTCAGGGCTTCGCATCGAAAGTCCTGGGGATCAAGAAGAAGTTCTCCGACATGAACCTTGACGAGCAGCGGAAGGTCAACGCCCTGTCCACCAGCTACGAATCGTACATATCAGACAAGCTCTTCGAGGGAGGGGCCAACGCAGACCTTGACAAGATAACCCGAGACGCAGAGACTGCCGTGACGAGCAAGGCATTCGACCAGGTGCGCCAGGGCTTCTCGCTCTTCAAGTCACGCGAGGCGATAACGGAAACCGCCATGGCAAAGACCATCGCAGCGTTCGATACATCGGCTGGAGCGGCGCTTACCTTCCAGGACAGATTCGGGAAAACCAAGTACCTCTCGGAAGACCCGACTCAGACGCAGGCAACCATCGAGACCGTGGCTCAGTACGGCACCGAGCAGCTTGAAAAGCGCGGAATAGCGGTAGCCAAGTGGAAGCTTGAATCAGAAGGCGACTATGACGTTACCTCCATGCCGATCTTCATAGGCGCGGACGGGCTCCAGTACCGCATGAAGGGAACTGGCGACACGGTGGAATACTTCTCCAGAGGCTCCGAGAACGCCGAGTGGAAGAAACTCCCGGAAGCGCCCAGTCCAGTATCAGCGCCAGTAGTATTGCCGCCGTCGGCAAGGCCAGGGGCTACCACGCCGCCCCTGGCCACAAAGGTCGTCCCGGTTACAGATGAAGCGTACGCAGCTGCGCAGGCGGCAGAAGAGGCACGGAAAGCCGCAATACGGAAATCCGCAGAGGAAGCAGCCGCAAGAGAAGCCGCAAGGAAGGGACGCCGATAATGTCAGACATCCAGTACAACAGGAACCCTTTCTCTGGCAGCAGGGAAGCAGTAACTCCTGCCGCCCCAGCAGGCACCACCCCCGCTCCTCCCTCGCTTCCTGCGTATGTTGACTACAACCAGGCTGCGCTGGCGGCAACGCGCACCAGCATGGCCCAGACTCCCGGATACACCGACTACAACGACCTCGCCCTTGAACTCTCGCAGGGCTTCGCGGCAGAACGCAAGGCGAACCTAGAAGCGTTCTCGTACATGACCCCCGTATCTGACATAGAATACGGCATCATCAGAAACAGGCTCCTGTCCGTAAAGGACGCAGGCGGAGACTTTCAGGCAGAAGCGTACAAGCTTGCCACCGCCGTTGAAATGTCCCGCTTCTTTGGAAAGTCTGTCGAAGACACCATGGACAGCTTCGAGCCCAGCTACAAGGCGTGGATGGGGCGGGATTTCCAGCCGACGAAAACGAACTTCCTTGCCATCACCGATTCATTCAAGACCGGAAGCCTCAACATAGAACTTGGCAAAACCGCTCGCGCATGGATGGACGGAGGCGGCACCGACGCAGAGCTTGAAAAGAAACTTGACGACCTGTCTGGCCAGATCGGAAAGCTCCAGGACAACACCCCGAGGCCGTGGATCATCAAGGCTCTTGAAGCTGGGGCGGAATCAGCACCGTTCACCATCCGGGCCGCAGCAGCGGGGCTTGCAGGATCGGCCCTTGTCGGTCTGACCGGAGGAGCCGCCGCACCCGCAGCGCTTGGCATACTCAAGGCCGGGGCTTCGATGCTCGGCAGTTTCGCGGAATCTGCGGACACCATGCGCGGACTAGAATACTACGACATGCGGAAGCAGGGCATCGCCCACGAAACGGCCATGCCAGCCGCGAATCTTTCGGGAGTATTGCAGGGTGCCGTCGAATCCCTCCTTGGAAACGTTCCAGGACTCGGAGTCATCGGCGGAGCAGGCGCTTCCATATCGGCAAAAATGGCAACCAAGCTCGCCGTGTCGGGAGCCTGGGGAGCCGTAGCGCGTTCAGCCATGCAGTACGGCGGGGAAATGATCGAGGAAGGCATCGAGGAAGGCGTCCAGCAGATCATATCTGACATCATCCAGAACACCGCCAAGGAAGACTACGGCATCGAGGTCAAGGACGCGAAGGGCATAGCCAGGGACGCATGGGAATCCGCGAAGGGCGGCTTCATGGCATCAGCGGTCATGGGCTTGCCCTCGTCGGTAGTGGGAGGAATCAAAAGCACCAAGGAAGCGAAGGCCCTCAAGGAGTACGCCGCTACCACCGACCGGCAGACCTTCATTGACAACGCATCAAAATGGGCTGCGGTAGAATCCCTGGGAGAAGAGCAGAAGTCAAAGACCCTCTCGACGATATGGGAATCAGTCCAGAAGAAAGCCAAGGAAACCCGCCAGTCCGAACCGGAAGCCGCCAAGCCCTTCAAACGCACCGAGTCCGGCACCCTCTACACCGAAGAGACCATCGTATCTTCTGCCGAAGAGGGCAAGGTCGAAGCCATCCTCAAGGTGGGCGACTCGGACAGCAAAGAGAGACTGGGGTACCTCAAGTACGAAGTGACCGAATCGGAAGTCGTCATAGAGTCGTCAAGGTTCGAGCCCGGGTACAAGGGCCTGCGCGAAGAAGCAATCATGGAGCTTGCCGCAAAGTACCCCGACCACACCATTACTGTCTCGGAAGGAGCCCCTGAATCCACGCAGGCCGCATTCAAGCTTCTGTCGAACGCCGGTATCGTCGGCAAGGACAAGGACTCCCGCATCAGCGCCGAGGATTCAGCGGCAAAGAACCGCCTCCGCATGGTCATAGCGAACACCACGCCGAACATGCCCGCCATCCAGATCGACGGCATTGTTGCCTTGCACCAGCAGTTCGCCATCAACAATGACCAGAGCTTCTCAGAGTACATGCAGACCTCGTACTCTCCCGAGATTGCCCAGTTCAACCCCGGAAGGCTCAAGGACGAGTACGACAAGGCCACCGCACTTGGGCAGGCCGCACCGGGAGGAACCGCACTCGGGGCTACTTCGTTCGACCGCGACGGCAAGGCATTGGTCCTGCTGTCTGAACGATCCACCTTCGCAACCTGGACGGAAGAAGCGGTCCATGTGTTCCGCCGCTCACTTTCAGGCAACGAGAAGATCAAGCCCCTTGAAGAGCACTACAAGGTGCAGGGCGGAATCTGGTCCGTCGCCCAGGAAGAAGAGTTCGCCGCCGACTCCCTCCAGTACCTCGCGTACAACACCGTCCCCAACGAATCCCTGCGCCCGATATTCCAGCGCATTGCAGACTGGATTCAGCGTATCTGGAACGTCGTGAAGAAAGGCCCGGTCGATCCCCGCCTCGCAAAGATCATGGATGAACTCTACGGCTCAGAAGCCTCTCCTCTGTCCGACACAATCACCGAGGAAGTCCAAGGAGGCCCGTCTACCGTTCAAGCTGAAGCAAGAGACGCACAGGACGGAGCGGGTGCATCCACGGCTCAGGAACCCGGCAATGCGGACGTTCTGTACCAGACAAAAGCGAACAGCACACTGTCAACCTCAAGCAGTATTGAAAAAGCTCAGGCTTCAATCGAGAAATACCTTTATGACAAGCCGGGAGACATTGAACTCGTGCCCGTGTCAGAAAAGATATGGGCAGTCAAAAAGGTAAAGAGCGGAAAAATACTTTCAGGATTCAGGGTCAGGCTTGACAGTGGCAGGTATCGCTTCGAGGATGGAGACTTCGGAATGAAACTGCCCGAAGCCGATCCCGTAAAATACGACGGCAAACAAGCCACCCTCTTCCAGTACATCGGCGAACGCGCCAGCCTGTCAGACACCGAAGAGCAGAATCTTTCCATCGCCAAGGAAATGTCTCAGGCAGGCAAGGACAACGAGACCGTCCGCCTTGCGACCGGATGGTTCAAGGGCAAGTACGACGGCAAGTGGCGGATGGAGATAGCTGGCATAAAATGGAAAAAAGCCGGGTTGTCAGATGGAGCCCATACACTCGGTGAAGCAATATCAGCCCCGAAACTTTTCAAAAGATACGCCGAACTGAAGGAGGTGGGATTCACCTACGGGCAAGCCAGCGAAGGTATGAAGAAAAGCGAAGGTCTTGTAGGATCATTCACTCCGGGCGGATTCAATAACGGATCAATAAAAATTGACTCAGGCATTGGTGAATCAGAAGCATTGAGTATTTTGGAGCATGAGATACAGCATGCAATCCAGAGAATTGAAGGCTTCGCAAGAGGCTCCACCCCATCATCGTTCGCAAGAACAATTTCAGAAAGCCAGAAATATCGTGAATACAGAGACGCCTATGTATTAAAGGTCATGCAGGAATCAACGGGCGATAGGCTTGAAGCCACGCAGTTGTTTGAAAAGCGCTTCAAGCGTGAGCCTGAACTGATTGCAGATTCAATCACTGAACGAATGAGCAAAGAGCAGATTGCCATAGAGAAAGAAAAATATGCTCCGGTGAACCCGCATGATATGTACACCCGCACCGCAGGCGAAATCGAAGCCCGTGACGTAGCCTCCCGCATGGGCCTAACTCCCTCCCAGCGTGAAGCCATGGCACCGTATTCCAGCGAGGACATCGCGGCAGAGGACGCGGTGATGTTATTCCAGACCTCCACCGACACCCCGGAGTTCAAGAAATGGTTCGGAGACTCGAAGGTGGTGGATGCCGAGGGCAGGCCGCTCGTCGTGTACCACGGAAGTGGATCAGCGGATATACAAGCATTCGATATGAGCAAATATGAGAGTGTTCAAAAAGGCGACTGGGGAAAGGGGATATATTTCACACCGAGTCGCAGCCTAGCGGACGGATACAGAATCACTGCCGCAAAGACGATGGACTCAGGTGCAGAGAGTGCCTTCCAGGCGGTAGAAAAAAAAGCCGAGCTTTACGGTACTTCCGGCATGATGAAGTACATATCACTGCGCAATGGAAAAATTACGCAGGAACAATATGAAGAACTGGTTGCGCTTGACGACAAGTGGAGGGACGAACTAAAACGCATCGAATCGAGCGATGCTGGAAAAGTCTATCCTGTTTATTTGTCCATAAAAAACCCGCTACTACACTCATGGGGAGGAGTGACTGACCCGTATCTGGCGGACATGGCAATGGATGGCGGATACGATGGAATATTTATTAGTGATGATGAGGGTAAGCTGGAGGAAATAATTGCTTTCGCCCCCACCCAGATCAAATCCATCAACAACCGTGGAACCTGGGATGGAAGTGACCCGAGGATATTGTTACAGACGGAACACGAACCGCTGTCGGAACAAGCCCTGTCATTCTACAAGAACACAAAGATCGTGAACCCGGATGGAACTCCGAAAGACCTGTACTCGGGACATGGAAACGTCGCGCTCTACGGGCCGAAGTACGATCCATCCAAGGGTACATCAGGCGGGTTCTACGCAACCGACTCGGCAGAGCTTGCGTCAAGATATGCGGCAGGCAAGTTCGGGAACATGGAGTACTATGAAGGCGGCTCGGAATACCGGGTGGCCGGAAAGAACGGGCAGTTTAACAAGAAACTGTGGCAGGTCGAGATAACCCCCGAGATAAAGGCAAAGATAGACGCCGCCGTTGAAATGCGCGACAAGTATGACGAGCCCGCCCACCCGGTAGCGGAAATGGCCCGGTACATCAGCGAGACGAAGAAATACGACAAGCAGGTCATGAAGTGGTCCTACCGTGGAATCTATGACCTTCAGAACATCTTCGAGTATTACGACAACAACGGTGATACCATCCACCAGTCTCTTGATTCAAACGCGACCGATGATGAGAAACTTGGCAACCAGAGCAACTTCGAGGACTTGCTTGACGCCCTGGGGCTACAGTGGAACTCGTACACCAGGAAGCAGCCCGGAGTGATGAAGCTGCACATGAACATCGTCAATCCGCTGTATACCAGCAATCCATTCCCCGCAGACCTTCTTGCCGCGCTTGATAAAGTAGCCAAGGCCGAGCGCAAGATGAACGATGAATACTGGACGAAAAACCTGTCCATGAAAATATGGGTACAGTCCATCAAGGATGACGACGGCAACCACCACTGGGCTACGCAGATACCATCAAAGGCCATGCCGATACTGGAACAGTTCGGATACGACGGCATTGTAGACACGAGCGGAAAGGGTGGCGGAAGCAAAGAGCAGGTTGTCATCGCCTTCTACCCCGAGCAGATCAAGAGCGTATTCAACCAGGCCCCGACCGAAGACCCCCGCTTCCTCTTCCAGCTTGACGACGAAGTAATCAACGCAGAAGCCGAAAAGTTCGACTCATGGGAAGCATGGAAGGCCGACGTTGAAGGTCAGGCTTTCTTCATCGACGAGACTTCCAAGCCAGACGACCTTACCGGGGCAGAGCTTGACCGATGGTACAAGGGCCGCTGGGAGTGGGTGAAGAACAACCTGCGGGAACAGAAGGCCACCGAGCAAGTCAAGGAGCGCAAGGAAGCCAAGCGCGGCGACTTCACCGCACAGATGGAAGCCGAAGGCGGCGTGGAAACGCTTCTCAAGGAAATATGGGACGCCGAGCTTGCATCATTCGACCAGACCCAGGCTTCTGATGAAGAAGAAGCGATGGAGCAGGACAAGGCGTACGAGTGGCGCAAGGAAATCGCCCTCCGCCTCGCAGCGCACCCGCTTGTGGAACTGACCGCGCAGTCAGTAGGGAAGGGTGAAAAGCTCAAGCCGTCCACACGCAAAGCGATCCTGTCCTACGTCAAAAACAATGAGGTCGAGTTCGCCGCCCTGTACGCCGACCTCACCGACGACCTGGACCTTGCCCAGTACGCCGATTCCTCCCGCGCCAAGCTCAAGAGCATACCGAACCCGAAGCTGGAACGCTTCGCCGATATGTCCATTGCCGAACGCACCGCGCTCCTGAATCAAATCTCGGACAAGACCGTGCGCGACAAGATTCGCTCCGGCAAGTTCAACGACCCCGATCTGTCTGACTACGTGCGAAGGCTTGAAGAGAGCAAGAAGGCACTGACCAAGGAAGCTTCGGACGCCGCCGCAGAGATAGAAAAACTGGGCGGGAAACTGGAAGCCGAAGAAGAGTTCGGCATGAAGATGTACGCCCGGTCGAAGGACACGAAGAAGGAACTGGAATCAACCGAGCGCGAGCTTGAAAAGGTACAGGCCATGCGCCAGCGGGTCGAGACCGCGAGAATCGCGTACTCGGAAGCCCTTGCATCCGCACGGGACGAAAACAAGCTGTCCGTGAAGATGCTCAAGAAAGAGCTGCTGGCCGCACTTGGAGAGGCCCGGAAGGAAGCCGCGTTCCAGTCCCGCTTCGTCGCCGCTGAAATCCGGGCGACCGCAAAACTCAAGGCCCAGCGTGACGCGAACCGCAGGGCGATCCTCAAGAAGCCCGCCAAGAACATCATCTTTGCCAACCGGCAGCAGATCATCACGATCCAGGAATACCTCCGTTCAAAGAAGTGGGAGTACGTCGAGGAACTGGACGACACCGGCAAGGTCAGCCGCAAGCGAGCCTACGATACCGTCACCGATCCCGATGGAACGAAGCACAAGGTCCCCAGGTACACGACAGTGCAGGCCGAGAACCTCAAGGCCGCGCTGTCATCCATGCTGCGGGAATCCCCGAGCCTCCTGAAAATCCTCACGAACGAGACGGTTGACCGGATCAATTCCAAACCCGTGTCAGCATGGACGCTTGAAGAGCTCCAGGACCTCCGCAAGATTATCGACAGGATAGCCAAGGAAGGCCGCGAAGCCTACGAGCTCAAGCAGATGATGGAGAACCGGGAGTACGCCGCTGGCAGGTATGACATCGAGAACACCACCCGGCTGAACAAGAACTACAAGGCCCCGGCTGCACATGGTTCGGACGAGGAGCGCAAGCAGCGGAAGCTCATGGAGCCGCTTGGCACCTGGAGCCTTCCGGTATCAAAAATGCGCGAGATGGCCCCGATCCTGGACGGAGGCACCGATGGAATCAATACCAAGATTCTCGTGGAAGAAGAGTACGACGCCCGCAGACAGAAGCAGTCCAACAAGACCCGCCGCCTTGGTTCGGTCTATTCGGTCATCAAAGAAAACAAGATGAAGCCGCACGACCGGGCAAGGAAAATCACCATCCAGGGCATCGGGCCGGACGGAACCGACGTGACCATGAGCGCTGCAAAACTATCGCACGTTGCCATCATGCTGATGAACAAACATACGCGGGAGCATTACCTGTACGGCAACCTCTCAAGCGAGGCCGAGCACAAACTTGGCAAGGACTACGTGAAGGCCAACGGAGACGCCAAGTATCCGAAGCTCCTCCGGGCCATCAGCGACAACCTCACCCTTGCAGAACACGCCCTCATCGACCAGGTGCTCCAGGTTCTCAACAACGATGCAGACTATGACCGCACCAACGCCGCCGTGATCGACCTCACCAATCAGGAAATGGGCCCGAAGGAACAGAACTACTCCCCGGCCTTCGTCGAGGGTGCGATCCTGGAGACGCAGAAGGACTCAATCATCGAAGCGATGAAGGCTGAACATGGATTCACCGTCAACCCCGAGGCCGGATTCACCATCAAGCGCATCAAGATTGCGCCGGATCATCAGACCCCGATAAAAGTGATGGACATACTCTCGATGGTCGAGACCTCCGTTGACACGCAGGAGCATCTCATTGCATACGGGAAGTACGTGAAGAAGCTCAACGCGGTCTACAAACACCCGCAGCTGTCACGGCTGACCCGCGAAGGCATCATCCAGACCTTCGGGCAGGACATGGTGAAGTACATCGACGAGTATATCGGAGCGGTAGCCATGGGAAACGGATTATCCAGCACTTCCAACGGCGACAAAGCCCTGAAGAAACTCAGGGGCTATCAAGCTGTCGGCTTCCTTGCATTCCGCTGGACCTCCGTAGTCAAGCAGCTCATTTCATCCCCGCTTCCGTACATGGCCTACGCCCCGAAGGAAACCCTTGCATCGGCATTCGCAGCCCTGGGTTCCGGCAACATCCTCAAGTTCATCGAGAGCGTGGAATCAAAATCCGCCATGCTCCGTTCCCGCACCATCGACCAGATATTCGAGTCCATCAAGGCGATGGATACCGAAGGATGGGAAGGCATCGTCAAGGAGATCGGAACCACAGGCATGAAAGGGCTTGAATACGCCGACCGGGTATCCGTGGCGATAGGCTGGAAGGGCGTGTACGACAAGGAGATTTCAGGCGGTGCGTCGGAAGAGGATGCAATCAAACGCGCCGACGATATCACCTTCCAGACCCAGCCGAGTTCAAACCCTGCCGACCTCGCCCCCATCTACCGCGACATGAATGAGTGGAAAAAGGTGCTCCTCATGTTCACCTCCAGCTTGAACACCGTTTACAACAACATCGCGCACGGCGTTCCCAGGGCGATACGCGAGAAGGAATACAAAGAGGCCATCGGCATCGTCACTTCCTACGCGGTGGCCGGTGTCCTTCTGGGAGCATTCGCCAAGTCGCTCGGCAAAGACCCGCCCCCGGATGAACCCGAAGAGTGGTGGAAGCAGTGGGTGTTCTACAGCTCAACCCAGTTCACCGACTCCATTCCCCTGTTCGGCTCGGAACTTACCGAGGCCGTGCAGAGAATGGCGACCGGGAAGAAAGGTTCCCCGTTCGGAGAAGACACACTCCCTACCGTCACCGCATTCATCAAAGGCATCGATTCACTGAGCAATGGAGACATCCAGAAGGCAGCGGCCAGCTTCTCCGAAAGCGTTGGACTCGCAACAGGCTTCCCGACCCTCGCAATCAAGAACACCATCAAAGGAATTGAATCGGTCATCGAAGGGACTGAAGAATGATTGCCACCAGAGTCTACAAGCTGAATACGAAGCTCGGCGGAATGACGACGAGCATCCTGGACTCAAACTCAGACTCCAAACTGACTCCAGGAGAAAAGGTCAGCATGGCCCGCGAGTGGGAAGCTGAACGGATACTCAAGGAAGAGATGGTCATAGCAGCCAACAACGCAGGCATCGTCACGGAACGGGATACCTACATTGCGGCCTTCGTCGCCCTCTCTACGATCCTGAACGCCGGGGTACCATGGGTGTCAGGAACCCCATCCCTGCTCGCAGACCTTGCCTCAACCTCAGACATCGACGGCATTGCGCTCAGGAATCAGTGGACAACCACATTCAACGCTTCGTCCGCGCTCCAGAGGAAACTCAGGGAACAAGTCCAGTATTCCACATCCGCCGCTATGGAAGCCGCAGCTGACGCTCAGGAAGCCGCCATAGAAGCGCAAGCTTCCGCGACTGACGCAAACAACCTCTTGGCTGATATATCCTCTGACAGCGTGTTGACCCCCGGTGAAAAACCAGCGGCGATACAAGCGCGTGATGTAATAGTTGCCGAGCAAGCCGGTATTGATGCCCAGGCAACAGCGTATGTTTCGACCGCTGTTACCGCCGCCAAGGCGACCTATGACACCGCGGTCACCGCGCTGACAACATACCTGGCTACACTGACGGCCCCAGTTCTATGGACGACGCTGACCGGCAATACCACTATCGACGGCGCGACATTCCGGACGAAGTTCAACGACGTGTACTCAAGCCGCCAAGCGTTGCTCAACGCGATTTACGCCCGAGCAAAAGCTCTCGCCGACGCCGCGCAGACTGCGGCGACCAATGCCGCGACTGAAGCGGCTCTTGTCGGAACGACTCTGCGTCTCTCAGCCCAGACCATCGTCCGCTCGCGCACAAACACTCTCTTGCCAGCCACGCTTACTGTGTCAGCCTTGACCCAAGCCAGCGCAGCATACGCTGGCCGATTCAGGATCGAACTCTCGCACGACGGCATTACCTATCAATCGCCCGTCTATACCTCAGCCTCCGACGAATCCAGCTACGCCTTCACCGTCCCTGCGACGATGGTAGTATCGACCGTCACGTACTACGTCGCCAGCATCCGCGTGAGCCTGTTTGCGGCAGGCGGTGTGACCAAGCTCATCGGGCAGTCGCTGTGTTCGGTAAGTCTCGACAGTTCTGCGAGTGCGATTTACTGGGGTGCGCTTACTTCAGCTCCTGCGTCCGGATTCATCGCAGGCGATTATTACTGGGACAACAACACCGTCGGTACCGGGACATCTGGAACTCCCCGTATTTACACCGGAAGCGCATGGACTGAGTACCTGTCGAGCATGCCCGGATATCAGAACGCGATGGTCACGATGCTCGCAGACATGGGTGCGTGGGCTACTGCTCAAGGTTCCGTTGTCGCGGCCGCGTCCGCGATCTTCCAGAAGCTCGTGACCGCCGATGCGTTCATTGCCAATTTATTCACTCAGTCAATTACCGTGGGAAGCGGAGGAAGGATCAGATATGAAACAGGCGCTGGTGTCCAGAAACGCTGTGTGCAACTCGCTGATGAAAAAATCGATTGGCGCGATACTCCTGACACTACACCTGCTTCTCCTGAACTCCTGCAAGCTAGAATCGGACGGCTTGGGGTAGGTGGGGCCATCCTTATGGATGGCGATTTTGAAGCCCAAGTAACTTGCCAGTGGAGTCCTGAGTCTACTATAAACGGGGCTAGTTCTGGATATTCAAGTTATATCCAGACAACAGATAGCCAGCTAAGAATCGCATATATACGATACAGTGACAATTATGTCTGTGAAAGAATATGGTCTGGTTCAGCCTGGGGTCCGGAAACTGTAGTTAATAACTCGGCATCTTTTGCGCCTCATTATATACAACTTAGTTCAGGCTCGATTTATATAGCATACTCAAGAAATGCAGACGGTTATGTCGCGTGGAAATTATGGTCTGGCACTGCATGGGGCTTGGAATCAGTAATAAATAGCGTCAGCTCAAGCCTTACCGATTTAGTAGAGACATCAGATGGCAACATAAGGCTGGTATTTCACAGACACGCTACTGATGGGTTTTTAATGGAAAAGGTATACGATGGCTCGTCATGGGGGACTGCCTATATTATAAACGCTGCAAACTCATTTTCTCCATCATATGTATATCGAGACAGCAGAGAGTTAAGGGTAGCATACTATAGAGGGGCTGATGGGTATTTATGCGAAAGGGTGTGGTCTGGAACTGCATGGGGGGCCGAATTTGTAATCAACTCTGCTAGTTCAGCGGGTCCGAATTATATAGAACTGGTCAGTGGAGAATTGAGAATAGCATATACAAGAGCTTCTGACAATTATGTCTGTGAAAGAATATGGTCTGGTTCAGCCTGGGGCGCTGAAACTGTAGTTAACTCAAATCAATCGTCTTTACCTAACTATATTCAGCTAGCAGATGGTCAACTAAGATTAACATACAGAGCAGTCACTGGCCCAACGACAGGCTTCATCGTCGAACGTACCCTCTCGCGCTACGCCCGCATCGGCGCGGGGATAATCGAGTCGGGAATTAATACCTATGGCGGCTACAATAAGTTTGGGAACGGGTCTGTTTTATACAACGGCGCATGGGTAGACCTTTCGCTAGCATCGAACCAAGGCGGTGTAGCTGGATCCTTTATCAAAAGAAGAGGGGATCAAGTTAGACTTAGATTTCAAGGAATGGTATCGCCAGTCATAACAATGGCAAACGGAAGAGACGTTGCCACATTCACGCCAATAACTAAAGTAGATGGGAGCGCTCCCTTGAATCCTCATAGAACTATAATCGGTGCGGATACAACAACGGTGAGACAGAGCGCCGGACTTGATATTAATTTTACAGCTGGCACAATCAAAATCTATTGGACTGATGGAGTTGCGCTTGGCGGCAGTGTCGCTAACGTCGGTGGCTTATTTACGGATGTTTTGATTGATTTACAGTAACGCCACGCGCCTCGCAGAAACAGGCAAGGCGATACCGGAAGAAATACTGACCGCAAGGCAAGTGGCACGGGATCGAATATCGGAATTGATATCCATGATATAATGCCGGACATACCGGGAAGGAGACCACTATGGACATAGCAGCACGAGCAATCGGACGGAACGTGGAAATCTGGGGCAGGAATGCCATCGTCGGAACTGCGCTTGAAGAGCTGTATGCGTATGACCAGCCCCTCTCGTGGCCGGTAATACTTGCGGCAGCGGCCAAGCTGGACGTTACCAGCACGAGTACCGCAGACCAGGCGAGCGTCGGCAAGGGAACGGCTACCATGACGGTTGCCAACCCCGCCGTCGTGACGCTCAACTCTCATGCTCTTATAACCGGCGACGAGGTGAAGTTCACCACTGACGGCGCACTGCCTACCGGCCTTGTGGCGAGTAAAATCTACTACGCGGTTGTCATCAACGCCAACACGTTCAGCCTCTGCCCGACCCTCGCCGACGCCGTAGCCGGAACAAACAAGATTGTCACGACCGGAACCCAGTCGGGAACCCACACCCTGTTCGGGCCACTGACCGGAGCGCGGAAGGTTGTCGTCTTCGGACTCGACTCCAATTACCGCATCCTCACCGAGGAAGTCTCCCTGAACGGACAGACCATCGTCACCACCGCCAATGCCTTCCTCCGCGTATTCGGAGCCGAAGTCACAAACTGCGGAAGCGGACTTGTGAACGCAGGCGACATCCATATGGTCAAAACCGGAACGGGTGGAACGTACACCACCGGAGCGCCAGGAACCCTCACGAGCGCAATCTGCAAGGTGCTGACCGGCTATGGTTCATCGGGCAACGGAATCTACACCGTGCCTGCCGGAAAAATAGCGACCCTCAAGGGATTGCTCTTGACCGCCCGCGCCCAGGCTTGCACCTTCCAGATAGCCACCCAGAGGTTCGGAGACTTGACCGACAACAGCCTGCACGTTGACTTCCCCATCGAGGTTGCCGTCAACTCCACTTCATACATCAGCGCCGAGCAGATCAACATGAAGCACGACTGGGGCGAGAAGACCGACATCCGGCTTCGCGTCCTTGCCGCCGCCGCTTCGGGCATTGCATCCGGCATGATGATCCTGGAAGTGACCGACAAATGAACATGACGCCAGAAGCTCTCGGCATCCTTGTAGCCATCATCGTGCCGCTTGCCGCGCTTCTGGTGTGGGCAATGCGGGCTATCGTCGCGCCGCTTGGAGAGGTGATCCAGAACAACACCAAGGCATTGGACCGGATCATGGATACGCTGGACATCCATGGCGAGAAGCTGGAAGAACACAGCATCAAAATAGCCTGCATCGAAACCCGCGACGACATCGAGGCACGAAGATGATACGCTACACCCAGAAAGACCTTGAGAAAATCGCAGCAGAAGGATGCTACTTTCTCTCGATGCTCCGGGCAGCGGAGAACGAGACGGGCGACTACATTGATCCCTATGCCACCTACATCAAGGCAATCGCCCTGCACTACATGGGCGACGACTGCTATGTCACTGACCCCGCCGCGCTTATGGGCCTGATGACCGGCAAGAAGTGGGCAGTCTACAAAGAGGGGAAATCATATCAACCGTTGACCGGCGATATCGAGGTCCTCAGATACGAGCGCGTGGACACCACAAAGACATGGGCGCACTTCGTCTTGGGAGACGGCAAAGGCGAAGTAGAGTACGACCCGTACGGTGACAGCAAGACCGTCCGCTCCGGGGCTCTTGTGTCAAAGAGGATATTCAGGAGGGTGAAATGACAGGACCATTCCAGGAATCAGACGGTGCGGTATCGATGCGCCGGATACTTGCCGCTTTCTTTTCCCTTGCTGCCGTAGCCCTTGGAGCCATGGCAATCCCAGGCGCACCCGGATGGTATGTTTTTATCCCGTCCGGCTTGTGCATGGCAGGTACGCTCCTGCTCATGTTTTTCACCACATGGGCAGACGTTGCCGAGGTTGCCGGAAAGCTGAAGGGCTGACCGTGTGCGCCCGTTCACCGCAGTCGCCGTGGTGGCTCTTGGCCTTGCTCTTCTTGGTGCTGCTCTGTGCGGCGCGTACAGCCTGGGGGCAGGAGCCGAGCGCGCCAAGTCAACCGCCGCCCTCGCTTCAGTCCGCTCAGAGCTTGCCAACATCCAGTTCAATGCCGACCGATCCATGGGAGAGCTTCGATTCAGCATGGTCGAGTCTCAAGGACGAATTGACGGCATCGGACGAGGACTCGGCGAAGCTGTTGACCTTGCTGCAAGGACTACAGGCCGAAGCCGCCGCATTGCGATCCTCGCTGGAGCTATCGATGCAGCAGTACGAGAACTCCGAGGCATCAAGGTTGATTGAACGCGAGGCCGCTGAAAAACGGGTCGTAGACGCGATCCTGCGCGGAGTCGAAGCGGAACGCCAAAGGGATCGTGCGCGTGCGCTGGCGGGCATCCTTGGCGGTATTGCGGGAGTTCTAGGCGCGTCTCTTGCCCTGTCCCTGATCTTCTGACCCCTTGCCCAGCTCATGCCATGCAAGCAGGGGGCCAGCCGGATCATGCCCGGACAGGGGTATCACTTTTCAGCCCGGTGTTTCTTGAGGAAATTGTCCACCGCCCGGGCTTCACCTTCGTCGTAGACCGCGACCACGTGGGCGATGCAGTCACCGAGCCGAGCCTTGTACGCTGCCTTGAGGGTCCGCGCCAGGAAGTCCCGTTCACCATCGGGCAGGTCATCTGCGTACTTCATGAACATCTTGCCATCGAGTAGTATCCGGCCATCCTTCACCGTCAGGTCCACATCGGGCAGAACCTCCCGCTCTCCTACCTCTCCACGGGCAAACGCCTGGAAGTCACGCTGCGAATCAGCCTTGAAGTGCTCGAAGACAAGTTTCTTGTCCTGGTGCCGCTGGATTGCTTCGTCCAGGTACAGAAGGTGTATTGACTTCCCGGTCAGGTCGATCTTCCGCAAGTACCGGATATTGTCGCTCCACGCATACGCCATCTTCCGCAGGTTCGATATGCTCGCCCGCGACAGGCCGTATCTCTGGTTCGCAGCCTCCCGGTATGCCTGCAAGGATGACAGGCCAGACTGTTCCCACAGGTGCTCCGCTTTCAGTATCGCAAGACCCTGAATGATCCTGAGCATCCCGGAGGTACGCTCTATCGTGCGTATGCCTTCCTCCACTATGGCTAACTCATCGGACTCCAGGAACCCCGTGCGGACATCACCGGACAGCGCCGGGAGCTCGAACGGTTTGGCGGGCTCTTCACCTTCAAATACGTTGGGAATCGCTTTGATTTTCACTGCCGTCTCCTATCTTGATGATCCTGTCGATAGCCGACCCCTGGTCGGTGTAGTCGTAGAACTCGGGGTGCGAATAGTTGCCCTGTATCGCAGGCCCGGACCACCCGAAGGAGGCCCGCAGCTTCTCGTCGTCGATCCCGGCCCCGCGCAGGTACGTGTTCAAGGTATGCCGAAGATAATGCAGGGTAGCCCCCTCGCACCCCGCTTTTTTAGCGGCCTTCTTGAATGCATAGTTCCATTCCTTGTACCCAAGCGGACGATTCTCAGAGAATCCAAACACCCAGCGCTCTGACTCGCAGCGGGGCTTCCATGCAAGGAGCAGCTTTGATAGCCCCTCTGACATTGGCGCGACCCGGGCCTTGCCGGACTTTGGCGGACCGAGCCGATGGGTCTGGTCTTTGAATGCCTGGGTGACAAGTATAAGCCTTCTGTCAAAGTCCAGGGCCGTCCATTCCAGTGCACGTATCTCGCTCGCCCTCATGCCGGTAAACGCTGCCATCACGGTTCCCATCCAGTGCCGGGGCTCTTCATATATGGAGGGAGCCAGCAACTTCTGAAGGGATTCAAGGGAGATGGCGGTCCGCTCTTTTTTCTTGAACACCGGAACGGAAACCTTTGACGCGGGAGAATAGTCGATTATCTCCTGGTACACCGCTTCGTTCAGGATGATCTTGAATACCGACAGGATTCTCTGGACCGTCCGCGATGCTCCACGGGCTTCCACAAGCCGCTTGCGCCACGCAAGCACATCGGAGCGCCGCAGGTCACAAAGGGCTATGTCGGCTATCGGGTCGGTCATGATGTGATCTTTGACGTACCGGGCGTTCCAGGTGCAGTACGAGGTCGAGAAGGTCTGGCCCTCGATCTTCCTTCGGGAGACATACGGGCACTTGTCGCCGAAGAACGGTTCAGACCAGGCCCCAACCGTCCACGATGACGATGGCCTGCCCGCCTCTGCTTCAACGCCAGCCTTGAGTTCTCCCTTGGCCCACCGGACAGCAGCAGCCTCGCTTGTCTTACCAGACGACCTTGCGGAGCCGAGTTTACCCGTACGCAGGTTGCGGAACTGGACGTACAGGTTCGGCCTTCCACCCCTTCGGAAGATGTAAAACTCTTCTGCCATTCTTCTGCCACCTCCCCGTTTGGGGGAAAATCGATTTTATAATTCCTTTCTGTATAATGATCTGGGCGGGAATCGAACCCACGACCTATTGCTTAGGAGGGAATCCCAAGTCATTATCCAACAACGAATTAAAAACCTAAATACTGTACATGGCAGAAGATATAGTCCACCACCACGCACCCAGTACCACCATTATATGAAGGTCTTTCTGCCTATTTCTTCTGCCACTCACCGTACTTCTTCTACTTCCGAAGAGTCATTGATCGATACGTATTTTGTTGATCCAATAGCGGGAAGGAAATAAACACCGGTTTCAACGAGTCTGTATTTTGTTCCATCGGGTATGGAGAATGTTATGTATTCAAACTGAGGAGTGTCTTTTGTAACTCTCAAATATCTTGTTTCAGCGAAGTCAAGGGTAGGCCAGCCATCATCAGTAGCCATGTCTGCGTTCCATAAAAAGAAGCCGCCCCCGTACCTCGGCGAGCTCAGGACGAAGGAACTGAAGTTGGATAACTTTATCCACCCGATATTCGGCGTGATAGTCACCTTGTTCAGCACCCCAGGCTCTATGTCTGCCTGCCCTGCATAAAACTGGAAGTACCCGCCTTCTGCAAAAATAGTTATCTCGTCAAGGTAGCCTGGCACCGAGAACACGTGGCTCTCAAGCATCTTTAGTTCCACTGACTCTTCAAGAACTTCAATCGTCGTCGTCTCAATAGAATAGTTCGACACCTCAACTTCTATTGGGGCAAGGTCGGCAGAATCAAGTTCAGGAACAGGCTCGGTCGAGGCAGCAGGGCTTGTATCGCAAGACCATGCCAGACCGGCCAGTACCAGTACCGCCAAAACCCTCTTCATACACCCTCCTGTTTTTACAGCCTTCTGAGGTCAGAGAGAGCTACCC